ATTTAGTTGAAGTTTTGATACCGAATGTGGATTGTTTGTTAGTGAAGTGTGTGTGTAAGCATCATTCCAATGAGTAGAACTATCAGTTATTGAGGCACCCCAAGATGACGATCCAGAATATACGGCTATACCAGCAGACGATGGCCATGACATCCCAGATGCAGGAGCGGCCCATTTCATGCCACCAGCGAAACCACTATCTACCGTTAAAACATATCCATTTGTTGCCGAAATTGCAAGTCTATCATATCCGGAAGTTGTTCTAACTAACATATCTCCTTTTGTTGTTAAAACACTTGGTATATATGATGACGATGCCGTATATGCAGCAGAACCAAGAGTTCCAGTTCCAGTTTTAATTAACTTTCCGGTAATCCCGTCAAACAAACATACATATCCATCTACTGATGAAGATGGTCCAACAACCTTATTTGCAATTACATCTACATCGTTAATATAATAAGAACCAGTTGGAATATTTACGCCTAAGCTGGTTGTCTCAAACTGTTTGGTTCCTGAGACACTCCAAAATCCATGGTACGAACTACTTTTATAATACAACCCATTAGTACTTGCCCAATATATTTGTGAATCACTAATACCACTATTGCCAAACGATAATTTTACATCGTCATTAAAAATAACATTACCAACAATTGTTCCTCCAGCCAATGGTAAGTAGATTGAATGGGTATGATTACCTTCTGCAATTTTTCCTGATATTGATCCAAAATTAGAAGCCCAATTCCCCCAACCATAAGCTGTGTTAAACTTATTCCAATCTGTATAAGTTAAGTATCCATCGCTATCAGTATCTGCTGCTCCGAGTTTTGTTTTTATAGTTGAAGTAGTCTCATCACCCGTATTTGTATTTGAAACACTTGCATTTAATGTAACTGTTAGTGTTACACCAGCAGAAATATCCAATCCATGTACACCAGTTCTTAATGCAGCATGAGTAGAAACAGCATTTGTTGGTTCGTATGCTGTAGATACACTTATCTTGCCACTACCGTCAATTGAAATACCACTACCAATCTGTATTCCACCCAATGCAGATGTGGTCGCAATAGGAAGCACATAAGAACCAGCCCCAGGAACACGAATCCATTGTGTTCCATTGTAATAAATTTGATCACCAATAGCCAATGCCAAAGAATTTCCAGATGGGTTTCCATAATCATAGGTGCCAGCATCTGAACATGCATAGTACCACCCAGTGGTTCCAGTTCCATCAATTAAAGCAGAACCACCAGCAATTGGAACTCCAGTATCTCCATCAATTTCACCTCGATAAATAGCACCAGAAAAGGACGTCCAGGCACCACTGCCATCAACGTTTGTACAACTCCAAAAATATCCAGAAGTAGCCCCTGACGAAAATTTAGCAGTAGGAGTAATAATTGATGTTGCAAAATATCCAGTTCCATTTACGCTAAACTTATATGTAGATGGAGTCATTCCAATAGCCACATATGTCCCGTCATCTTGAACTAAACTATTTCCAACAGTAGATGCCCCTGTAAATTTTGACATATATCCAGAAGTACCAGTCCCTGAAATTGCCCCCATGTCTGACAATAATTCCGCATTAGTTCTGAAAGTAATAACTCCACTGTTCGATACCAGATTTTTGTTCATGTTCGATCCGGCATTGTTGATGCTGTTGATGGTCAATGCTCCACCAAGCACAGTGCTTCCGTCCTTATTAATTTGAACAGCTCTTGTTCCCCCATCTATCTCGAGAAACCCATAACAAGTCCCATTGTTATAGTTTTGACCTAGTTTTACTCCGTACGCATGTCCTACACTTATGTAGACTTCTCCGTCTATAGTAACCACGTCTGAATGCGGTCTAAATCGTGCCAACAACCCTTCTGACCGCCGAACTACATCTATTGATGTGGTTGGATCAGGAGTCCCGAATCCAGCATTGCCGTCTTTCGTTATACGCACTCTTTCTGCTATATTATCGTCGGTATCGTAAGTGCTTAATAACAAATCTATGCCGGTTCCATTTGTTGTGGTACTAATTTTTGCATCGCCGTTCCCAAAATATAAATAACCACCAGAACCTATATTAATATTTCCGGCTACATCTAACTTTTGATTTGGCGACATCCCAATTCCGACATTCGTCCCATCTGTGTACATCGGTGAGTTTCCCAACGTCCCTGCTCCGGTGAATTTCGGGATGTAATTAACTGTGCCAATACCAGTTATGGGGTTAGTGAGATTTTCGTTATCCCAAATAGTTTTCCAGTTCGTCCAGTCATTATGGTCGGCTGCATCCCAATTTCCAAATCTTATCTGCATTCCCGTTCCACCAAATGACGGTGATGCCGGCGTATAGATCTGAAATGCTCCACCGGCGTCGACATTTTCGGACAATCCTGTCAAGACAGTCCCATAATTCTGGAATCCGTCAGCATATTTTACGTGAGATATTTGCAGACCAACATAATAATCTTTCGGCTTTGATGATCCTAACCATCCATCATAAGTTGCAGCTGACAACAAACTATGTGCATGACTGAAAATAATCCCTGATAAGGGAACCTGATAATCTGTCCCGGCCACAAAGTTGCCGGTATCATATAGCTTACGCCACGAGAGCCAAGTGCCCCCATTCTGAATACCAAAAAATAAGTCGCTATTAGTGGTAGCTAATACTCGTCTATAATCACCGTTTTCTACCCAGGGAAATTGAACACCACTTACCCAATCTGACCCTAAAACTGGAGAATTTGTCGGGATAAGAGTCGAACTGAAAAACGTGTACAAATTCTGTCCGCCTATGGCGTGAATGTCTTCTACTCCCGAAACATAGCCGGCGAACTTATCGGAATTATATCCATCAAGCAAATTGGCGTCGTCTGCCGTGCCGTGCAGCCCAAGATAAAGACCAGCATGATTTCCCCAGCCGTACGCGGTGTTCCAATTTGAAGATTGCGTAGTTGTTGGAATAACATATCCAGAAGTCAAACTAAAAACTCCGGTTGTGTTAGTGTAGGTAAGTCCAGTCGCAGTAGAACTTAATGCAGTAAGAGGGATATAACCACTTGGGTTTGTTGCGTTGTAAGGAGTAAACGTTAATGCTGTTGTAACATCAGTACTTGTTAGCGTAACCACGCCAGTTCTAGTATTAAACGAATCAACCTTAGTCCCAGTTAAATATACATTACTATCCAAACTCCCATCACCTTTTATGAAATGAGAAGATGTCCCAATTCCTGTTGAAGTTAAATTTTTACTTGCATCAGTAAATACGACCTTAGATGCAGTTAGATTACCTACCTGAATACCATTAGTAAATGTTTGAGATTGTGACGTTGCTCCAGTTCTACTTCCAGATGTTAACAGATAGTTAGATTCTGTATAGTTAGTTGGAAGACCAGTTGTATCAAATCCAGCTAGAGTTGAAGCCGTTCCCGTATGAGCTGATAACGTCCATTCTAAATCTCGAAGTTGAGTATGTCTAATCTTTAATGGGGTCGATATCCATGAAGCTGTATTGTCTCCAATTTGTAACGAAACGGTTATTGTTGCACCAGATGTGGTATGAGCATAAATTCTTACTCCAATTTTATCTGTTGTATTTACAGAATACCCCTCTTGTGTACTAGATATTTGTATATTCTCAAAAGAAGTATTAAGTATGTTGTTTGAATATCCAGTAAATAAGGTTGTTTCAGTACCACCAGATGTTCTTGAAAATACATCAAATCGTATGTTGGTTATACCAGAAGTATTATTGATTTTGGAATACATCGCACCACCCCAAGCACCAGCATCAATATAAGAAATACCAATAATGGTATCAAAAATAAAAGTACCAATTAATGTATCACTACCACTAGTCACATCAGCAGTAAAGGTAGTAGTTGTTAATTCGTTATAGTAAGACAATTGCTTATATGATCCAACCGTAGTAGAAGTTAAATTTGTCAGATAAACATTCGAGGAATATCCAGAACTTCCAACATTAACTACCCATGCTCTATTTGATGATAAGTCATAAGTTACACCATTGATAGTAATTAATCTTGCAGTTGGAGTATAAATGGTACTATCGTAACCAATTGTAGTTCCTGATGCTACAACAAATCCGTTTCCATCCAATTGAGGCTGTCCTCCAAGCCCAGACAATGTATATTCAGGGATATTAAAAACACCAGTAGAATTAGAATAGGTTGATTGTCCTGAATGGTTATTAGTAGTAAGACTAATTGCTTGTCTTGCTAATGCATCAGTATATTGAGTAATTGTATTTGTTATTTTAATTGCTTTATGAGTAGCATCAGTATATAATACAATTCCTGCTCCAGCGACTACAGACAATGTATCATTATATAACCCAGAAACCACATTACTACTACCCCAAGTATAACCTGAATCACTTGTCAAACCAATAGTTTTAAACGCCAAATAACGTAAATCATTATCCTCTTGTATTGATAACGTACCTGATTGATTTGGAAACTGGAATGTACGATGGTTGGTTATATTACTTGATTTTAAGATCACCTCATACCCGATAGCTGGTGGTTTAAGTATCCATCCCTCTCTAGTTCCATCAGTGGTAAAATACCCCTTAACAACAGTATTTTCTTCAATCTCAAATCCTGTTGAGGTTCCACTATCCACTCCTCCCCCTTTATTAAGCGTTATGAGTTTATCTTTAACTTGCAGATTATCTACTTGTTGCCATAACAACGTTCCTTGAATATTAATTGTCGCCCCACTCCAACCAATATTGATAGTATCAGCATTTGAAGTGCCAATATTTAGGACATCAACACCAACAGAAGATACAACATCAACATATTGATTATTATTCAATAAGATACTTCCAGCTATACTGAAAATACTATTAGTGTAATTCCATAATACAGATCCATTACTTGTCCACAATCCAGTAGTACCATTATAATAAATAGTATGACAATCAGTTCCAGATGGCAATAATCCTATCCCAGATGTTTGATTTAATTTATATCTAACCCCTCCATCTATGGTATAATATAGATACGATCCATCGTTTTCTATGGCACCTGCCTCTGTGATTGTAAGCAATTTCCCTGAGTCTATTTTTAATGGAGCAGAACCAATAGTATGATTCCCACCATATATATGTACTGTTGCCGTTGGAGTTATTTTAAATCCAGTTTTACCACCAGAAATTGATCTTATTGCTAAACTAGATCCACCCCACAACTCAAAATTACTTCCGGTCTTATTTTGAAATATCCAATTATTATCAATGTAATTAATGTGAGGTACGTCTGTAGACAGTGCTATGTTGCCAAAAAACAAACCTTTATCAACTAAATATAAATATCTTCTAGAATATACATAATCATTATTTATTACCATGGCATCTGTATCTCCTTGAGATATATATATATTCCCTAAAATATTAGATATATAAGAGTTGGTACCATTATGATAAATTTTTAAATCACTATTATCACCAAAAGATAAATGTTTTTCATATGGCAATTCAACGTTTCTTTCAATAGATAAAGCACTACTACCTATTGATAACGCATCAGATCCATTTTGGTTAAATACAATAGAATAATCAGACTCATTCTTAAATGTCCATATGTTATCAACGTGATAAATTGACGACATGGTATAATTAGCAATCCTATCGTCACCAAAGTATAGATAATTATTATTTAAGTATAGTTTTTTATTAATATGAATATTATTATCTAAAATAGATAATGCATAATCATTGTTTTGTTTAATATAAATATTGCCGACAATTCCATCAATATAAGAATCTATATCATTATTATATATATATAATCCATCTGTACCATATATAAATTTATGACTATAATCTATTGATATATCACCAGAAATTCCATTAGAATATAAGGTTGTATTTCTTAACAATCCATCACTATCTAATGTCGGTATATAACCACTTACACCATCAGACCATATGTCTCCTATAAATTCAGTATTTAATCTATATCCATACTCATCCGTAGTCTCATTATACACCATGATACTATCTAATCCTAATGTAGAATGCCATAGTTCTCCAGTATCAGAAACAGATCCAGTTGTAGATACATTTGTTTTGATCCATGATATTAAATCATCAGAACTTATTCTTCCTGGAGTTGAATCTTTTGCCTTATCTATTAACAACCAGAACAAACCATTGGTGTTTCTTAAAGGTTGTTGCGTAATTCTAAAATTTATATCTGGCATGGATCTTTTATTGGTAAGTTATTCTTTAAAAATTTTAAAACAGAAAATCTAGAATAGATAAACTTAGATTGTATATCTAACACATAATCTCTTCCATCTGTTATGTCAACTAAAGATAGTGTATATTGAGCGTTATCACAATCAAAACTAAGACTCTTATTAAAAGTTATACTAGTATTATTTAAAACAAATATTCCAACATTAACAGTTGACGATACAAATCTATCTAAAAGGATATCACTAAACAGGATAGACATTGTATTAGTAGTAGGCGTAATATTATAATGTTGTATTTGATTAAAAACATTACTAGCCGTTGTTAATGCTAATGTACCGACATCTATATTAATTGATTTAGAAATATCTATAAATGTTGATAGATTTAAATTAATCCCACTACCAATGAGGTTATAATTATTAGTGTTGTTTATTTGAACGCCATTTAGACTAAACGACGTAACATCCATAGTCCTTGTTGTAGAAACGGATGATGCGTGTTGTATAAATCTAGACAATATGTTTTTAGAAACACATGTCAACATAGTGTTTATTGTATGAGGAAATAACGTGTCTATGGAAGCAATTGCAATACTATCAACAACACACGTAATACTACTCTTAATAGAATTAGATAGTACTGTATTTTGACTTACGACATCAAACGTAATTACATCACAACCTAATATATATCCTCTATGCACTGATAGAGTTGTGGATATTCCATATACCTCATACCTACCTCTTTCTGCAAAGAGAATAATCATATTAAATTGTATTTAAACTAAATTAAGTAATAGTCAAAACTCCATTAGCCTCACTAAAATTACACGTAAAAGTATCTGTATTCGCCAATGTAACTACAGATCCAATGTCGTACCATCCAATTAACTGATCAGAAGTAGCAGTGTCATTATATAAAACAACATATTGGAATGGTTCAACAGCACCAGAAGCAGTTAATGTTATATCTGTTAAACACAACTTATACACACCAGATGTTTGTGTAGAAGAAGTAGTTGTTATAACCCTCGAAGATAGATTAGTATATGCAATTTGTGTTAAATTAGATAAAATACTATTTGTTGCAATTGGAGCATGAGCAGCGCCACATAATGCTATTGTTATCACATCACTTGCAAGGTTATGTTTTCCCTCTGCAAGATCTTTTGTAAACGCATTAAATTTTGTAAAAGTTGCCATATTATTTATTTATTATATAGTAAAAAAAGAGGAGGAGAAATTCCCCTCCTCTCTTATACTAATATGTTAATATTATACATTAGCTATTTGAGCCGTACCAGTTCCAGCACCAACAACTGCGGCATCTAAAACGGTAAGGACCGACGTTACTTCACCAGTAACAAGAGATGTTGCAGATACACCTGCTCCAGCCGTTCCACCAGCATTTAGTGCTATGAAAACTGATTTTGGAGAAGTTACGGTACCTCCGAGATCTTCATGCTGTACCTGTTTGTGATTAAACGTCAAAACAGAATACCAATGTGAATTCTCTGAATCTCTACGCGGAGTATAGGCAGGAGCCCCGCCACGAGTACGATACAAAGAATCTCCACCTTCATTACCCTGAGCGAACCATTCTGCTTCAGCAATCTGTTCTGGAGTACCAACTCCACGATATGCTTTTACAGATTTAGTTGCCGTAGTAGTTCCAAATCCTTCCAATGATGTTTCCCACATTACTTTATTATATGGGAATTTACCAAGAGCCCATGTTTTTGCAATACCAGTGATTTTTAATCCCCATGTTAGTGCATCAACACCAGAAGCAGCAATACGCCTAAAACTTGTGTCTACTGCCGAATAGGTTTCGCCAGCAAACGGCAAATCAATAGTCCCAATATTGGTTGCAATATCAATTGCGGTAATAACATACCGAGGAGAAGTCGTAGTTGTCCCTATAACGATAACGTCTCCTACGGCCAATGCAGCATTTGCTGTAGCATCATCAATATCTGTACAGGTAAAATAAGTACTTCCCTTAGTAAAAGTAACCGTATCAACAGATGTACCAAGAGCCAATAGGGTACCGTTTGAAACACGTTCAACACGAACTCTATATTCAGTTTCGTTTTTAGTGTTATTGTATAAGTTCAACGCCAACCCAGCAGCAATTTCCGTTCCAGTAGCAGATGAATCTGAACGATAAACAGCATACTTCAACAAAGCTTCTTCAAATGACTTATATGTATCTCCACTAAACCACAAACGAAGCAAATAATCATTACTATTAATAACCTGGATTGTTCCACTAGTACCATTGTACCCAACATAATCAACCTGTTCGGTTGCAGCGGCACTAATTTTACCTTTATAGTTAGTAATAGTTTTTGGATCAATACTATCTGACAAAACAAGTTCGCCATTGGTACTCATATAACCAATTTTAAAACTAGGTACCGTCAGTACGGTAGTAGAGTTTAATATAACTCCACCCGGAGAAAATACAGCAGCTTCTCCAACTGCAATTGTTGACACATAGGAACCAGCACGTACGCCAGCTCCACCAGTAATCGCCAAATCTTTACACACTAGAACATCTTCAATGTTCTTTTGCAATCTTATTGCCATGTTTTTATAAATTTAAATTAAACAAATCTTACAAATATAATACAAAACCTATGCTTTTACAAATAAATAAACATTAAAGTAATAACAACGGTTATTTTATTTTCCCATTTACACTAAGTTTAATCAATAAAGTTTTTAAATCATCTATTTTTTTAGCAATGTCCAAATGATCTTCTCTATTTATTGATGCATTAACTTTTAATTGTTCTTCCAAACTTGTTATAGTTGCCGAGGTGGTTAATCTAACTCCCTCTATCAACTCATTACGATGTGTAACACCCTCGTTTACTTTATTGTTTAAAGCTATCATGTCTCTAGATATTTCTGCTATACGCACCTCAATTGATATACGATCAGCCCTTGCTTTAAGGTATAACGCAACAATTGCTACAACCAAGGATAACGTAGCTATAATTTCGCCAACACCCATAAAAATTACTTTCTATTGACTTGTACTTCCACACCGTTAATAACAATAGAGTCCCCAACACCAGTTGTTGCTACGACTTCCAACACGTATTGTTTGTCGGTACCCACAACCTCAGCGGCAGTTAACGTGGCTAATGCATCAAAATCACCATCTGCGTCTATCTGAACAATTGCCCCACCAGCAATATCTGAAGTCGTAGTTGGGTCTCCAGAATTAATACGAACCAATTTACAATCTATGGTTAATGCAGCAGCCTCAGTTGCATCTCCAACAAGTCTATATAGAACAATCTCGTCACCAACCTTTAAAAACCCTAAAGGAACCCATACTTTTTTAGATGTTAACGAAGCACCCAGTTCAACTCCATTAAGTGTTGGAGTCCAGTCGGTTCCAGGCGCAGGACAGTTAAAGTTATTTACAAGAAATGTCTGATTATCTTTATGTCCAGACTGTACAATATCTGCACAAGTAAATGTTCCGGTAGTTATTGGACTGGCTGAAAACATAACATTAGACGTATCCGTTCCAGTTGTACCAGTTGCGTTTTTTAGATAGTTCACCTGCGTGCCAGTTGCTGTTACACTAACTGCTCCTAGCGTAAATGGAGTTGGTATTGTTACAACACCAGTAAAAGTAGGACTTGCAATATCGGCTTTTAATGCAACATCAGAATCCTCTTCTGTTTGCAATGCATTTACTGCATCTACTAATACGTTATATTCTCTTGAATGTACTGGTATCGAATCTTCTATAGACTTAAATTTACCAGGAGGAGTTAATAGTTTGTTGATTGTCATTGTTGATATTTTTATAATTATACATTTGTTGTAGGACGTTTACCCTCTGAATATATATACATAGACGTAACTGACAGAATTGCTGCAATTGCGGTAGTAGCAACTCCAGCCATGTCTTTATATATTGCGAATAACGTTATTATCAAACAAAATATGTCAGACAACAATGCTATTTTCAGTCTAGAACGTTTCCATTTATTCATTTTTCTTGTTATTTATTTTAGAACCAGAAATAATACTCAACGCCAAATTGACAACTTCTTCATGATCTTCAACCCTAAGGTCGCAAGTATTGTTGCTTTCAATACTTATTGCAATAGGTTTACGTATATAACGTAATCTATATTTTATAATCGTTGTACTCACATCTGGTATTAATTCATGTTCTCTTGCAGCCATGTTTAATTCTAGTCTCCAAACAAGGTCAGTATAAGGCTTTTTAAAGGGATTTAAGCGATTTAAATTATATTCATCATAATCTATAGGTTTAACATCTACTACTCCAGTATTTGTAGTTATATATTCGTTTAACGTCTTATAAAAATCTGATGGTAATGTTACCGTAACACTATTACTGGAAATATTAGAACTCGTATTACTTGCAGGAGTAATTTCTACATTATATATTAACGGATGCAACTTTTTACGAGCAATCTCATTTTCTTTTAGTAAAGGAATATATCTCTCAATAAAAACGAATAATGCCTCGTTAAGAAGTTTTTCTATAAAATAACTATCGAGTCTTTCTGATGGATATCCAAAAGATAATAGTTTTTCCTGTAAACTATGATGCATTTCTACTGCCGTCATTTATTGTTTATTTTGAGATTTATTTAATTCATTTCTGTTAATTGTCTGCATAGATAATTCAACAGCCCTATCTACTATAGTTTGATGTAAATTAGTTGGCAATTCGCATGTATTAGTAGTAGTTGCTATTGGCACCTCTAATGTTAATTCTAGTGGTTTTCTAATATAAATAACATCAATATAAAGTATAGTTGTATAATAATCTGGTAATACAACCAAGAAATCTCCCTCTACAATTTCTTTTGGATTTTTAAATATTGGTCTATTGCTACCATTAGTCTCAAAAAACAATAAAGAACTATAGTCTATTGGTATATTTGCCACATAAGTTGCCGTAGATACCGTTGGTACATATGTTCTAGTCATCTTAGACTGAGACCTTAAATAATACACATAATCAGTTATAGTCTTAAGGTCAACAACCTTAGTACCAGTTACTCCAGTAAAATAACTAGAATCAAACGTATTTGTTTCTATAGATTTTGTTATTGGTCTTAAGTCGTCGTATTTTTTAGCAAAGTATCTGTCTGATATAATGTCATTCTGAGCTTGGTTTAATAAAGCCATAATGTCATATGAAGACATGTCCTTTATCTCGGTTACATCTAATGTATGTGCCTTAAGCAAAAACGATCTATGCATCTCTATGGTATTCATAATAATTATTTAGATTGTTTTGTGTTTACTTGAGCATAATACATATTAACTGCAACATCTATAATTCTTTGATGCAAATCGGTCGGTAGTTCACATGTAGTAACTTGTCCTCTTACACCATTAGACCACGCAACAGTATTTACTGGATCTAAAATTGCAGGAGTTCTAACAAACACTACTGTTACATTATTGATTGTAGTATATCCATCACCAATAACAATTAAATTCCCACCTTCTTGTATAGTCTTAGGATTTGTAAACATTGGAACATTTGTTCCACTTGTTTCAACTTCTCTAATAAACTCTATCGGTATATCTTCGTTAGAAACATTTGCTCCAGTAATAGTGGGAGCATCACTATGATCAATATTGGATTGTGACCGGATATAATTCCTGTAAGTATAATATGGAGTAAGTGTACCTATAGATGGCAATACGCAATTTCTAGTATGGTCTGTGTTTGTTTCTATACCATGATAATAAGAACTATCAAATGCTGGTGTAGAAGAACCGGTAAATACAAAAGATGTAGTTATTGGCCTTAATAAATCCCATCTTTTGTTCTGAACCAATTCGTCTATTACAACATCAACAGAATTGTTTAATAGTGTTACAACATCAAAACTTTTAACGGATTCAACTTCCGTCTGATCTAGGGTTTTTGCTTTTAACCAAAAACTATGAATCATCTCAATTACTGTCATAATTATTCTTCTTTTTGTTTAGTCTGTTGTAATCTATCTGTGGCTTCCTTGGCCAAATAAACCGCTTTTGTTACAATATCTTTATGTAAATCTGCCCTCATCTCACATGTTGTAGTGCTTACATTACTAACAGGACTAGATGCAACTAACGTAAGAGGATATTTAATATACTGTATACTAACTGTTGGTGCCCCAGTAAACGAATCAACTAAAATAATCAAATAATCCCCTTCGGTATATACCTTAGGTGTCCTAAATAAAATACAAGAATTACTTAAACTCTTTATAAATCTTTTAGAATAATCTTTATCTATCCACTCTGCCATAGAAGTTTCACTACCAGCAGGCAGACTGGTTCTTGTTGCCGAAACTACGACATCCAAGAAATACATTACCCCTCTACTAAAAGATCCAGTATCAGAACGCAAAACATAATATCCATTTGAAATTCCACTACTAGTCATTTGTATTGGGGAAACGTTATCGGCTATCGTATACAACGAACCCAAAAGATCAAATCTGCGAGCTTTATATAACTCGCCAATCAATATCTCTTGAGATCTATTTAAAAACGAAAGTATTTCGTTATCGTTATACGATTGAGATACCTGCGACAAAATCCTATCATATTCGATAAGGAACTCATCAATCATCTGAGAGGATGTCATGGACGTAGGTACAGCCATTGGTTAATTATTTTTCTAAAATTGTTTCTAACCTAATTCTAATATGCTGATTTTTCTTGTCTTCAAGGAATTTAACCATTTCTGACATTGTCAACACATCAACCTCACCATCAATCTGGTATTCACTAGCACTTAATTTAGTCATTTTGCCCTTATCTATCGACTCGTTTATCAATAGTTTAGTCTCAAAAGAACTATCAGTAATAATGTCATATACTCGATCTAGGTCGGTTTTAATAATCTCATAAACATCATTAGTTAGATTGTTAATATTAGCATTAGATGGGATGCTTCTCTTAATGCCTTTTGAGTAGAAATACATCTTCAACAAAGCTTTAAGTTTATATTCATCATTTTCTATCTTATAGAAATGCCTATTAACTTCTTTTTCTTTAGCGATTTTCTTAACGTTTACAGAAGCTTCCTGATCATAATCTCTAATTGCAAAACGATAAGTACCTTTATCAAATCTTTCTTTCCAAGATGGGGCTATAATGTCAATTTGAGCCAGCAAATACTTATATCTAAGCCAATCCATCGGATCGTCAAGATGTAAATTAACTGGATCTTTTGTTAAATCCACCTGAAAAGTAGTCCAAAAATTAATCTTTTTACTTGTACTCAAATCACCTTCGTTAATACCAAAGTTTTTACCATTGGCGTATAACCAAGTTTTTTCGTCTTCGGTTAGAGGATCAATAGACCTTCTAGTATCACTATCATACAACAGACCCGTTTTCTTTATCTTAGCCCCCGTATTAAGGGTGGCACTGTCGTGTTCCGGCGGCAACCACCCTCCATTACGTTTTACGGGATATATTGTTACTATTTTATTTACTAAAGGGCTCTTAATTTCTTCAGTCATCATATTTTAAAATTATGCAAGAATTTGCGGTTTGATTATAACACAACGGGTTGGATCTTTCACCATAGCACCACCAATAAACATTCTGTGATGTTTGTACCCATCAGTAGAAACCGACATACGATTCATCTGACCTGCACCATGGGGATTAAATGGATCACGAAGACCAGCTTCATAACCACGAATATCTTCCATACCAGTCTGATAAACTAAACGGATGTTTGGTTCTCCACTAACGGTTCCAACGTCCAGAAGGTCATACACGTATGATTCTGCCGGTCCACCATTTGGATGCATGATTTTATTAGTTACCGGATCATCCTTCATAGGATCGTGCTGAACAGTAAGTTCGATCCCCTGTGGTCCAATAAAATGCAAGAACTGTCCACCAAATGTCAAAGCGTTTCCACTCTTAGTAACCAAGTCTGTTACAAACAGATTAGTAAACAATTGTGATTTATCCTGGATTGCAGTTGAGAACTGTACCATTCCACGTTCACCAGTACGAAGAACAAACTTCCTCTGATCCTGTGGCAATTTATTGATAGACAAGTCAAGCATTACGCTAACCAACCAATCAATACTAAAGTTTTCCGTAGGATAATATGCAACGTTTGCACTTTCGATCTGTTGACGAATACCAGCACCCTGTTCGTATTCATACCCAGATTTACCTTTGTTTTTAAAGGTACCATCATCGGCACGGTTAATACGAGCATAATAGATCATATTAGCACGTTCCATACGATACTGACGGTCAAATTCCCAGTCTCTATAATCCTGCCACAAAGCAGTCTGTTTAGTTTCGCCAGTACGAGAATCACGAACTGTGAATTTAACACCAGTAGGACGTGAAATCATGTTACCAGGAACTGTATCTTCCATTCTTAAACGAGAGAAATAGTTCTTCATTTTGAATGGACTGGTGTAGTTAACCCGACCACCTTTTTTAGACAACGTGGCTTCTACTCCAGAATACAGTTTACTAAACTTTTTACCTGCAACAATTTCCTCATAAGGAATAAATAGTGCATCATCACCAGTAACCAGGTTACATTTATAAACCCAGTTGGTTCCCTCTGGTGTAGGATCGTCCAGAATTTTAATCTGATATTCATGTTTGTGTCCTTCTATGATGTTAACATCGAAGAAATATGGTTCAGCAAACACAAGTTCAAATTCTGAATAATTGATACCTGCTTTTGAAGCAGACGTAACAGCAGAACCATCAACACGGGCTTCTACTAGAGGGATGTTTTTCTCTCCACCAGCCATAAGGTCCCATACAAATGCATCATCCGTCTGCAAATACAGAGGAGTTGCAATAGTTTTAAGGTATTCGGTCAAGTCAGCAAACGAGTTGTTGGCCTGGAATATCATGGTAACCATATCTGATGCCTTCTGTGGTTCAAGCATATATGCAGCACCAAGATGGTTTTTAGTGGTTAACCCACCCCATTCTTGCGGAGCAAATTCCTGAAGCAATAAATTTGTCATTCTTAATTAAATTAACAGTTGTTATTTTATAGTATTAATATCTATGTCAGAAAGCACAGTGCTTCCCTCTAATAGTTGTTGTGATCTACGTACAGGAGCCAATCCAAGTTGTTTGTTTTTTGCTATATCTTCTGCAACCCTATCTAAATCAGTTAAAGCACTTTTTTTTGCAGCTTTACCAAATAAGGAATAGTTTTTAAATCCATTGGTTAATGCCCATAATACAGCAACATTTTTATCAAACTCGATTGGATTCTCTAATCTACTCTTGGTAATAGCGTTGATTGGAACACCTTCGTGTTCTGCTACTGCTACTGTCATTGCTTTAAACGCATTGTCCTGGATTTTCTTTGTTACAGGTACACCTCCCATTTCGGTAGTACTAGTTACAGCAGTTTTAATTGATTCAACTCTTTCTGTATACTGTTTACGTTGCAAATCCTCTTGATCTTTAGCTTCTTTTCTAATACGTGTCATTTCCTCTTCTGTCTTACGCAATATATTATTAAGTGCCTTAAGACTTTTTGTATCTTCTTTACCTAACGAGAAAATATCATTTATTTCCTCTTCTATATCCTCTGGAGACATTCCCTTCAACTCAAGATCTTTATGTAAGACTTTACGTTTCAATTCTTCGTTATCCTCAAGATCTTCTGGTTTAATTTTAGAGAATACAATTTGTGTTTTCTTAATAGACATAATGTCATCCAAATCCGCACCATCATCGTACCCATCTAATATCTCCTTAACATCTTTAGGAAGAGAGTTTTTATATTCGTCTACACGAGTATTAATCTCTTTCTGGACCAACTCGATAATCTTTTCTGCATCATTTACGTCCTGCAACTCATCTTCGGAGATCGAAAATATCCCCTCCTCAGAAAGAGCTTTCGCTAGAACTTGATATGATGAAGAAGAAGAGCTTACATTTTTCTTTTCGCTTTCGTCAGAGGGGATAGTCTCAATTTTGTCATCCTCTGCGCCTTCGTCATCCGAGGCGTTATCTTCTACAATCTTTTTGTTGGCATCATCTTCGGTAGTTTCTTCTTCGTCAAACATACTGAAGTCAATTCCATCAAATAATCCACCATCAATCTCTTCTTTTCCCATAATATTTAAAAAGTTGTGCAAATATAACGTTGTTTATTATTTAGCAACATTACAATTATTGCGATTTTGTTATTAATTAAATTGGAAATTATAGCTATTTTGCCTTCGCAACATTAGTGCTTTTAACTTTTTTACTTATAGTTTCCGTCTCTTTGTTATGTCTAATAGTTTCTTTCAACTTATCACGATCTAACTCTATAGTTTGATTTAGTTTTTCGATATCTAAATTTAACTTTTGAGTATCTATCTCCGATTTGTTATCGTCTTCCATTTCTACTGTATTTTCGGAATCAGATTCGGATTTTAACATAGCGATAGATAACTTTGTTTCGTTATCCCTAATATTCTTTTCTCGATCTAAATCTATCAACTGTTGTGCAGCATTTGCTCTCTGTTCAAGATCTGCTTGTGCCTGTTTGTTTTCCTGTGCCTGTTGTGTTTGCTGTTGTTTCTGACGTTCGCCCTCACTACGTTCCAACTCCTTTCTCATACTAGATATAGATGGAGAGGTAAGTATTGTCATCAAATCCTTAACATTAATTTTATCATTCTGGATCATAGCATGAGCCAACTGCTTCATAGAAGACATTAGTTCTGTATCGTCACTAGAATTATTGATGAAAATACCATAATCAGCCTCATTAAACATGTCAACATCTATATCTAAAATAAATGAAGACATGTCATCTAATATATACTGAGTCTTTTTAGCCTTTTTATTTCTCCATGCATATTTAGCAGTTTCTAACAATAACTCTAAAGCACGAAGTTTAGTATTGTCATGCATTGCAAATATTCGTTCGGTAATATTAGAACTCTGTTGTACGGATCGTTCTACGCCACCAACTGTTTCTCTATTTTCTATCTGTCCTAAACGTTGATCACTAACTCCAGAAATAACAGCAATTTGTCTTTCTATAAAATCTAATATAAGACGTAAGTGTTGAATATAGTTCCCCATATCAGGGTTATATACCTTACCTGTAGTATTATAAGTACCAGCCAATTTACCCTGAGATAATCCTTTGTCTCCTTCCTTAAAACTATCCACAACAATATATCCCATTTCTTCAGCATAATACAACCAATTCTCTAAAGTCCAATTATCGGGTATTTTTGCTAGGTCTAACTCAATCTGAGGTGCCTTAAATTTACGTATCGCTTTTTTAAGTTCTTCCATAACCAATACATAGAAATATTGATATGGTTTCATTATCTCCAATAAAGATTGTGGATATATAGTACCAACATACCCAGAACTTGATGCCGACAAATTATCCATTCGCCTAAACTGTATTGGACGTGGCATCATTTTAACATAAATATCTTCACCTAGTCTTGTCCCTTCATGCCATTCACTAATCCACATCCATTTAATCTTCTCTCCAAGTTCTACATTGGGTTTATAATTTTCGTCAACTATATCTTTCTGTTGTACTCCATTTTCGTCCCAATAACTTTTTAATCCAATCTTTCTTAGACCCTTCCACACAACACGAGTTCTACGAATATTTCCACATTGGTCATATGCCCCCTTCCCGGCTGGTTCACTAGCAGAACTAAAAAAATTTGTTAATGACTCTGTTCTTGCATCATCAGCAAACCAGTCTGATTTCATTGCAGGATATGTATTTGTCTTTAATGCACCAGTAGAATTACCAGAATCACCACCATATCCATTTTCTATCTTGGATACTTGAGATGACGTTAGAAAGTCGTAATAGTCGTCTATGGCTGTTCCAATTGGTATATAACTATCTTCGACTATAATATCTGCATCTTCTATTCTATATGAATTAACATTTCTTACATAACTTATTGTTAATGGATCTACAACCCTAAACCTAGGTTCATCTCCAACTATTTCGGAACAATATACCTCTTCACCAATATTAAGAGCATTATCCATTCCCTCCATAAACTTTATTGGCAGTTCTTGATCTTTCCATAAATAATGTAGAATTTGAGAACATAAACGCTCTCTCATGTCTTGATATTCATAATATTCCCATTTACTTAATTCCTTAAGTTTCTCTTGTATTTGTTCCTCTTTTAAGTCTGGGGTAATGGCTAATTCATATAAACTCTTAGTAACCATCTTTTTAATATCTGTTTCCTTTTCAGATATAGCATCTTCGTTAACAACCTTTACCATCCAATCAAATCTACGTTTAATAGATTCACCGACAAGAAGATCTATCCTTGGTTTAGATAATGGATAATTTTGTATACTATCAAGAGTTTTAGTCCCAAATGCTACTGGGACATAATTAGATGTTGATTCTACATCGGATATATCAATGATCCCATTCTCAAGATCTCTTAACAATTTCTTTTGATAATACGATCTCTGTGTTGATAGTGAAATAGAATTGCCCGCTGTATCTATTGCAGAATCAATACATTTCTTAAACCATTCTTGGGTTTTTGCAGAGGTACTTATTTTTTGTGATGGGAAATAATTCCCTGATCTTTCTTCCATGTTGTGTATATTTTGTACAAAGATATCTTTTAAATTCAACTAATTAATGGCCTACAATCCTATTGCGTCCAGAAAAAAGTAATGTATTATGGCTAATTCTCTTTTTATACTCCTCAAAATCTTGAAGCATTTTATCCCCCATTGTTGGTTCTCTTTTCTCACTTCTTCTTTTCATTGCCTGAGTACGACGTAAAACTTCCTCTCTATATATCATTAATAGTCCCATACTAGATATTCTGTCGCAATTGACATTCGGATTATACAACATACATTCTCTAAGATATGCAGGCGACTTTATAAAATTTAAGTTAATAGACCCTTCTTCCGTAGTAGATGGACTAGTTAACCACTCTATTTGCAATTCTAAGCCCCATTTATTGACAGCAACATTGGCTGACGTACCTTTGCTCTTATTAAGAACTCCAGTTGATTTTTGCATATCGTAATCCTTTAATATCTCAGGGGTATCTGCTACATAATGTAAACAGTTTTTATTCTTCATATACCCATAGAAACCCTTCTTCTGGTTTTCATAGTTTACTACACAGTTGTATGCAATACAACAACGTCTAACCTGTTCGTAAAACTGACTGGCATGTTGAGTCCTGGCAGTATATTCTAATACTAGTTTGTCTGTAAATGTATCTAATATCCAAAAAGATTGTAATGATCTAGTTATATCACTATTGTCATCATCGTCTACAGGGTCATATCCACCTATGTATCTGCCATATGATATTGAACCATCAGATGACACATGTGGTTTGTCGAATATATGTACACATCCATTAGTATCGTCTCCTGCGCGTAATGGAAATTCATATATAGGTCTAACATTTTCATCTTTCCATTCTACTCCCCCACTGCTATTTAAATAATAATGTCCCTTTCTTGTATTAGCCAATTCACTAGCAACAGACAATAGTTCTGCGTACCTAAATTTAATATCGGCAACAGGGAATACGTTGTTATCTGAACTAAGAAATACCTCAGATGGTTTTAATGGGAAGTTCGTCATTTCTGCATCTAACGATTTCTTTGACCTAGCAGACTTATTCTTATCTCGTCGAGTTTGATAAAACGCCTCAGCATCAGCAACTCGTGTATTACCATTTTTATCCTTATATTTTCTATCTCCATATACGGCAGGAATAAACCAACCTATTTCACCAGAGTTTTCCCATTCATCATCAAATGCCATAATGTCATACTGACGAGGATCTCTAAACAAAATTTCTGATTCTACTATCTTTTCTATAGAACCACCAGTACCAATCATTATTGTAGAACCAAACTTATCCGCACCATTTGTTACCTGTGAGGCCTGGTTAGACCCCATGATTTTTAATATATTACTAACTAATCCTACTTCTTCCACTATGATTAATCCAGGTCTAGATCCAGCTACAACCTCGGGATTTTCCGAAGTCCATATACCATGATACACATGAGATCTAGATCCACATGTTATCCATTTCCCGGCAACCTTTTTTTCGTATTCATGTCTCCATGGGTTTTTCTGATTATTAGGCATCAACGACCCACTCATTTCTTTATAAAATGGGGACGGTCGTTCATTTTCAGAACCCTTAGACCATACACCAGGAAGATTGTTATAAGATTCCTTAGTTTTGGATAGAAGATCACTAGATTTTTCAGACTTAGCAGAACCAACAAAAACTTCAGCAACCGAAGGATTTCTAATTGAATCTTCAGTATATTCCCTGGCACCATCAAATAGGATTTCAAACAAAATAATACCAACTGCAACTAGGAAGGATTTTCCCAATCCCCTAGAGGCCAGCAACATAAGATTTTTTGCTTGGTTTTGATACTCCGGCAATCCCATGGGTTTGTCCCATAGTTTTCTTATGTAATTTCTACATGGTACATATATTTTTAGTTCTCCATCTTTTCTATAACATGTTGGATGTATATCGTCTTCTGTGATCTTACCTTCTTGATATAACACAATATCTTCGTTACATGTATATTCATCATCATTTTTAAATCCACTAAACCCCCTGGCCTCCATAAAATTATAAAAGAACGCCCATTCTATATCTGTTAGGTGTGGATGTATTTTCTTCTTGGGCGCTGTTCTAGGGGCATCAGCTTCCTTATGTAGTATTATACCAAAGTTAACATAGAAGTAAAGATTTGGAGGCATATAACGATACAGCTGATCCTTATCTCCCGGTTGTGCATCCACGTTCCAATACCCCTCTATACAACGCTTCTTTTGCTCTTTCCAGTACTGCAAATACGAAGCACTATCTGGATGATAGTTTGGGATTGTATCAATGAGAAATGCCTTCCTGTTACGAATAACCGGGAAGACATTCTCTTTCTTCATCATATATTCTCTATCCATTCTTAGTCTTCTTGTACCAATATAGGAAGTTCAGGTAATCCTAATACTATAAAATCCCACCAACAATTCCATTCAACTAATCTATCGTAGAAAATATTTTTACCACGTAGTTCGTTGTTATCATAAGAAAACCAACATGGAATTCCACGATATATAGCGGATCTAAATCCTACTTCTTGTTTTATTTTCCAATTCATATTATTAACTCTAAATTGCACCTTTTTCACTTATACTTTCCTTTCTACCGCCCCTTATAACACCATCACTAGATTGCTCCATCTCCAACTCAGACTTCATTTCCTTATATAAATCCTTTAATGGTTTAGTCTTTAATATTAACTTATCTAAATCTTCTGCATTGCCTATATTATAGGGAGTATCATCTATCATCTTTGTTCTCTCTTCTAACTTGTTTTCTATTTGCAATAACGCCCTATCAACTGGAGATAGGCAAAAGGTTTTGTAAACTTTTACTAAATCTTCTACCTTACTCCAGTCAAAATTAGGATCTTTTAAATAGTCTTCTTTAATCAACGTTCTGCGATCATCTTCACATAGGTTTTTGTAGGGATTGTCTGGATGTTTATCTACAAGCAGAGCAATCGCCCACATTAACAACCCTTGCCGCCCTTTGTTGGTTTTCCCTTTGGTTTCTTTTTCATAAACTTCATTAAATTCTTTTATTGCAATAATATTGGGATTACATTCCCAGAAACTTTCGTATATACTAAAATTGTTTATTAGTCTTTCCATAACGATTGTTCTATTGGCTCTACAACTATAGGTTTAGTTTCTTCTTGTAATTTAACATATACTGGTTCTCTATCTGGATTATTAAAGTCCATTTCAGATTTATACCTAGAATCAAATATCTCTACAGTATAATCCCTTAAATCAGTCTCATAATTACTCCACGCCAGCAACTGCTGCAATAACACTGGTCCCTTCGCAATTATTCTCTTCTCCTTCATCAATATCTTTATTCCGTTTGTCATTTTGTCCTTTTATGAATTTACGACGCGTTATACTTACTACAAATTTACCAAAATTGGTTAAATTAATTATTGGAGTTTCCTCATGACATACATCTGCTTCACTAATAATTTTAGCAACACTATGTTCTATACTTAAAATAATATCCTCAACAACATTGTCTTTTATAAAGTTGTCTAGTGCAACCTCGTGTATAATTTTATGATCTATTTCACTTAACATCCATATCGTTTTTTAAATCTATTAATTGAATGATAAACATAATACAAACTACCACACAACAAATTTTTACAACTATTGCAATCATAATTATGGTTTTAACAAACAATCGTGATCATCACCTTCAATTAATAAAATAACACCAACTATACATATTACTAAAATGATATATATTATAACTCTATTTCTTCTAATCCAAGTTCATCTTCCATCGCTACAAGATCTACGGTCTCGCGTAAAGCAACATCATATATATCATCTCCACCAAGTTCTGGATTCTCAACCTGGTGCCAATATGTTACCAAAGATTGTACCTCTTCTTGATACTTTTCTATCTCATTAATCTCTTTGCACTGTTTTAACGTAGAGTTTACATGGGCAATCCATGCCTCAGTAATTTCCAATTCGTTCTGAAACTTAAACAAAATCATATGTTCTGTTTCCAACATCTGTACAATACGCTCAAAAAACTTCCTATCTATCTGCATCTTGATAAAATTTTATTGTTAGGATACTATCTGGAGTCATTAAATAATCCTCACTAACTCCCGTAAATGTGATTAACTTTTTTCTACGAAGAGCAGTAAAAATATTATTTAACCCCTCTTTAGACATTCCTAACTTAACTCTCATTTTCTCCCTAATATCAGAACTTGTAATTATTATCCATCGTTCTTCTTTTGCAACGTCTTTGTATATCCAACTATACATTAAAATCTCAGCAAATACATCCTTTTCTCTATTGCTTAATATTATATACTTAGGTGTAAAATCTAAAATCTCTAATAGTTGTCTAAAAAACCTTGAAGGATCTGTTTTTATTTTTAATTCCATTGGTTTTATTTTACAATACCAAGGGAGCAGGATTACAACCAAACTCCCCTAGTATCGAATTCAAAGGTCGTTAAACTCCGTTTATCTTATGTAATTTAATAAAACTATCTTCGCAATAATAAAAGGTTTCATCCTCTCCTAATCCCTCTATATGAAGATCTGCTAACATTCCGGCCATTGGGAACACTTCTTCTCCAATCTCTAACTCTTCTACTCTAGGTGCTTTGGCAAACACAAAATAAGTATATCTATAAGTATCACTATCCTTAGAATCTAATAAAATAATACTACTTTTAGACTTTTTATTTTCTCTAATTACAACACCGTTCTTACGCGGTACAAACTCTTTTAATTCTTCTTTCGTCATATTATTTACTCCCTACATTAAATCCAATTTTCCCTTTAGAAATAACTTCTTCCTGTTCTTTTTTCGTAACATCTATACTTTCTAGATTCTCAAAATTTTCTCTAGTAAATAATGTTATTCCAAATAAACTCTTAGTAATTCTTTCTTTAGTCTTGATAATATAATTATCATCTCTATTGGCAAACGCCTTCTCTGTTACTGTTTTTTCTCGTTTGTGTTTTATCATTACTTTGCTATACTTATAGTTAAATGTTCTCGTTGTTCTTTAGGTACTAAATTAATCCTACGCCTTCCTATTGCTCCACACTCACATCTAAACGCTTGATATCGTCCTACCTGCGTATAATATGTCCCAACGTCCTCTAAATGCTCTCCACCACAGTTTGGACATACTGCATATTCTGTTTCCATATATAAACCAACATTTGGATGCGATTTAATCCATGGTCTTAACTTAAGATAAACCTCTTCTAAAATTTCTACATCATGTCTATTATAAGTTTCCATTTCTTTCAAAGCATCATCATCTCCGTTCTTACAGCGTTTCCATAGATCAAATGTCGTATCAATTTTTGGAGGCAACCCAAATTGACCAGCTAACGCATTAAGTGAATTGTGGGTAAATCCAAATTGTTTCTGTGCAACCCTTAACGTATCTATTGTTTGATAAGGTTTGGTTGGATATAATCCAGAAACTATGAATCTAGTATTGATGTTTGGGACATCAAATCTGTCGCCGTTGTGGGCACAAATTACGTCTGCGTCATCCAATAGTTTCCATAATTCCTTTACAATCCTACTATCATCTTCTTTCAAAACCTCTTCACCAGTTAGACTCATAGACATCATTTCAGGCGACAATAACCACTTAGCGCTCCATGACAACATAAACCATTTAGATATCACAGACTCATCATTTACCCTAGCTTTCCATACCTGCATTTGCCAAACATATGCTTCTAATGGGGTTGTTTCTATATCTAGTAACAAAATCTTAGGAGCCAACGTTTTTGCAATTCTTCTTGCACTCTCTTTCTGTTTAAATAAAAATACTCTTATTGCTTCTTTGCATTCTTCTGGATTTGTTTTAATGTTTCTGGAATTTAAGATATTTGACAATCTAACTCCACCCTCTTTAACATATCCAGGTTTTTCTTTTAAAAAATCTACTACTTGATTTAACATAATATGAACCAGTCTTTTTTAAATTCGTCTCGACCAATTGATTCGCTATATTCTGCTCCAAAGAGATACAGTTTAACGAATCCTGTTTCACTAATCTCGTCTACAAATAAAGTGTAGTCTCCATTAGAAATCAAAGACCCTTCATTTTCATCAACATTTAATCCCTCTATTTTACAAAATATTGGAGTATTACTTATACCCAACTTTTTTGCCTCTCCTTGTATCGAGACAATTGTAATAGGAATCATCAAATTCTTTTCTTCTCTCTTGTTAATCATTTCTGAATGCTTGTTTAACCTGTTAATAATGTTTAAGTCTTCTTCTTCTCTAAACATCTATTTTAATATTGGTTAATTTTTTATTCTTAGTTACGTTAAAAATCATTATTAAGAGGCTTTACTAAGAATTACGATACAAATATACGACATATTTATTGGATTTCCAAATAAAAACACATTTATTTTTGACCCAAAACGCTAACTAATTGATTGCCACCTCAATATTCGTATGGTGGGTCAAACATTCTACCTCTTTATTATTTTTTATCCAAAAGTAATCTCCCTTATCTTTTTGTATAGTATAACCACTCTCTAGAAAGTAAGTTGTTATTCTTTTATTTAGATACCCTATTAAATATGCCCTATATTCATTTAACGGTATTGTTTCTTGATTAATATATTCCTCTATATAATCAACCGCATGCTCTATTTCGTGTGATAAATACTCTAGGTTGCAATTATAGGTAGAGCTATCAATGGCTATACATACACCCCCATGGTTATTAGTTATAGTTCTTCCAGTAGCAAACGTATCTCTCATATTAGTAACTATTCCACAATAGTCTTCATCCTTATTTTCTATAATAACTAATGTAATTGTAATAGGTAGAAAATCTAGTTTAATCTTTTTCTTTATCATACATGATTAGTTGTAGTATTACACCATATCTCCGTGCTCGTATTTGGTCCTGGAGTACTAAAATAAGGAATAAATATAGGAGAACTATAATTAACTATTCTATACTCCTTCCAGTCCCATGTATGCACCCTAAACATAGTCCACCACGTCAAGAAATCATCCACCAAAGTATTATCTTCTATAAAGATAGTTTTTGCTTTGTCATCTATTGTTACCTTCATAATTTAAAACTCTCCATCATAATCAGTTGTTTTATACTCTATAGTGAATCCACTATATTCCGACTGCAATTCTGTAACAAACGTAGAGTCCATGACTCCATATATTGTTATCCTATTATTATATATATCTATTAATGCCATATCTTATTTACCCTTTCATACATTTGTTCAAAATCTATTAATTCTTGCATCCGCTGTTTATCTTTAGATTTTAAGTTATCTAACATGCCACCATTCCCCTTTGTGGGGACGAAATCATATCCTCCCTCATTGTTTGATTTAAATAGTTTTGCTTGCGAAGTTGGAAATTCGGTTATGTATTTACCATCTTTGTCAACTGGAAATCTAGTAGATCCACGTCCATGTCTCGCTACAGTTGACGTTTTCATTGGTCTAGTTGTTTCAATAACATAATGGCTTGCATCTCCATATGAATAAGTTAAGTCTGGAGTTCCCTTGGCAAACGACGGCCAAGCAGTTGGTCTACCATTTATATTTATTTTCCCAACCATATTTGCTAGAGAGTTGTCTCCAGTTGGACTACTACGTACAATTTGATTCTCCAAAAAATCCCTAGCCGCTGTTTCATTTACTACTCTATAGTAAGCGTTAGTACTTGGTGTATATATCTGTTTTGATCCACTTGTTATTAGTTTTTTTATTTTATTTAAACTAACAAGTTCCGGAATTGGCAAAAATGCCCCAATTAATTCATTATTAAAATTCTCAACTTCAGACGCAATCCTACCAGTTTTTCCTGTTGAAAACATGGAATTTGGGTTGCCAGTATAGTTTTTAGATCTTATATCTTCTTTTGGATAATCAATTCCACCATATCTCGCTGTAGTTTCTATGGAGCGCTTTGTCCACATTGCATTATATTCAGGATCATGTGTCATGCGGTAAGAATGGCTATTGGTATCTATGTCCTTTAACTTAGTAATTCTATTCATATCTAAATTAACAATATTTGTTGCATCTTTTATTGGTTGATCTATTTCTATCAGACCACCTTGTTCGTGTCTATTATACTCCTCCTCAAACCATTCTAATTCCCTTAACCTATCAACATTTTTTTGTTTCATAACTATAATATTAAGAGATAAAAAAAGGGTAGATAACCAAATACCTACCCTTCTTCATCATGGTTAAATTATGCTTTAATAAGCAAGCCAGCAAGTGCAGTGAAGAAACCTACAAACATAAATTTCTCGGTTGCATCATCAATACCTGGAACATCTACCAATAGATCTACAGCATCAGCTACCAATAATGCAGCAGCTTCATAGTCTTTCTCCTTTAGAATCTTTTCCAAGATAGCGGTAATCTGTGCCTTGTAAGGTTCAGGAATCTTTTCTGCCACATTATCATCTATGATAGCAATAGCAATCTTAAATCCAGTACCATCCAAAATTTCCCATACACCAGGAAGTTTAATCGCGTCATCAGCCAATTTAGCTAGAGTGGACTCTAACTCTTTACTCAAAATACCTTTTTCCATTTTTTTGTTTTTATTAATTAATAAACCAAGTTTCTTTATTCCCATCTTAACTATAGGTAACAACCAAAGGGAGTTTCTAGAAAGGAAATGACTTATCGCCTTTACTATTGGAGCAATCGGTACGCTCCTTACTACAACATTCTGTCCATTACTCATAGTTAATAACATTAATCATTTTAATCTCGTTTTCTATCCTATATACATGCCTCTTCATTGGTCTACTTATAGAGTCGTAAACATATGGTTCATACATGTGCTCCATTCTATTTACCTTATAAGGATCTATAGTTTGTTTACTAATACCACACGACATAAAACACATACTTACAATAAATACTAAACCTATAATCTTCTTCATTTATTCCTTCTTTATTTTTTCTCTATTACTTATAGAGAGTTCCTAGTAAGGGCGTAGTTCCCAATACTCGTTATGTGGATTTCGACTTAGATTATCCCGTAAACTTGTGTAGTCTTTCTCTACCACTCGAACCGAACCTTACACTTTAAAAACCAATCCCCTAGGCACATGTGTAAGTAATAATCTATATTTGTTCATCTAATCCTTAAGGAGCATTTCTTACTATTTGTAATATTACCCCTAGTTCGTCCACTTTCATGAGGTCTCTCAGGTCTCACCTTATGGAGATAAACTGATGCAAAGATACAACATTATTGCTCTTTTTCCAAATATTTTAACGAAAAAATGATAACAAGAGTTGTTTATTTTTACATCCTAATAAAATCAACTATCCTAGAACTAGAATAACAAGAGATGTTATAGGTAAATATAAAGACCATTATGCCCATTTAAAACTATATCCATGTATTGTTTTTTTATAAACATATCTAATTCCATGTTTCGATTTCCGCTTAACACCATTATGGTTTAATATATCCGATATTTTTTGTGGTCTAATTTTTAAACATTTTGCTGCTTTTATTATTGATGGAAATTCTATATCTGGAAATATACCTTGTATATCATAAGCTATAACTCTTTTATTAATTCTTTTGGTTTTACGTTTTTTATCTAAAAATTCTTGATATAACAACTCTTGATATATTGTATCTATAGTTCCATGATAATGCTCCCACATTTTTCTACTACGAACATCAATGCTTCCAATATAGTTGCTGGCATAAAAAACATTGCCAACTCCACCTGTACTATGGTTTGTTAAATTAAATCCGCAACATTTAAAAAGTGAAATATAATAAATTTCCAATTCCTCCCATAACAATTCATCGCATATATCTATAATATCCATTATAACTATTAGCCCCTTTAACTTTAAAGATCTAACCCAATTGCTTTTTCTAGAAAAACTGTTTTCTTGTAAATGAGATTTTATTCTATTTTTAGGATTACTTGTTTGACCAATGTATCTTATTTCTCCAGTTTGTGGATCTGAAAGTGTATAAATGTATATATTCATATTTAAAATATTTTTTTACAAATATACAACATTTTTTATTATTTTACAAATTTTTTTTCATTTTTTTTTATAAAATATCAACTGCGAACGGTACTTCCTATACTCGACCCCACCTAAAATCAAGCGGGGGATATCCCCGTGGGTTAAATATGAGTTACTAATTAAAACTACTATATCATGAAGAAATTTCAAGTTGTTGATGGGATGGTCTGTACTCCTTCAAGGAAGGGTTTGTCCCAGTTCGTAGGTGATGATTTAATTATCACAACCAATACTCCATTCGGAACACCATTGTTCCGTGAGTATGAATATGATGAAGCGCAAATCAAGGAAATCAATGGTAAGAACTTCGTATATGCCAAGGCAGTGTACGTCACAAAGTCTACCACGTTCCACCAGTTCACAATGTAGGGTAAACCCTACTACAATATAAGGGGGTATTAGCATCGGCGTTCTTTGCTTGGTGTTACTCAGTTAGTTAGTCTTTTCATAGTTATATGATGCTAATGCTCCCTTTCTATTTTAACCCAATACTATATATGTTATGCGTAAACTATCTATTCGTACTATAATATATGTAGTACTACTATCTATAGTGATTATACTATCATCTATAGGTTGGGTAATGTTATTAATATAGTTGTGGTATAAAGGTTTAAGTAGGTTTATATATGCGTAAGTAATTGAATATCATTGGGCTTGATATTATAGACAAGTGAATGTAAGGGGAGGATTTGGAGTACTGAAACCACTCATTTCCTCCTCTTTATCCCTTATTTCCCATTAGTTAATATTTCATAGCTAATAACATTATTATTATCCATACATTATTACATTTTATAACCATTCAATTATGGAAAAAACTATAATTATTATACTTGTCATTCTCTATATTGTTGCATATATAACTGTTTTAACAATATTTTTCAACATAATTTTCAAAGATCATAAATAATAATTACAAAATGAAACTAATCAATATTTTACTATTGTGTATCATATTCCTTGTTGTATCTTTAACTATACCATTGTGTATGATTGCAATATATAACAATTATAATATTTTACCGCAAGATATATTAGCTTTAGTTGTACTTATTATTATTACAACAACAAACGGAGCTATCGCGATAGAAGTATCGAACAAGTTCTTTTCCTGGTTTAATAAACATACTAAATAAAAACATTATGGAGCAAACTATAATCGTATTTATGGTTACCCTGATTGCTATACAGGGAGTTGGATTTGGAATATTAATCCATTTACAACAAAACAAAAATAGATTACATAATCAACAAATTGAACATGTTATTAATAGAGCATTATCTCAATTTGGTAATGTAACTAATAATGTTTCTGATTACTTCTCAACGAAAGTGTTAGAAATATATAGAGATATATTATGTCATCCAAATGACTGGGAAGTTGATCACTATAATTTACAAAATAAAAAGTTAAAAATATCTATTTGGGCAGCAAATGCCATAAATGATAGAGAATTTAATTCTTTTAATGGTTGGAACTCAGAAGAGGCTTTAAAGTTTAATAATGAGTTAACGCTTTATGACAAGATATTATTAGATAAGCTTATCAAAGCATTAAGAAATCGTAATGAATCAATATTATTAAAATTCTTTATTTAAAATATTATGGAAAATCAAATTAAAGACTTCCCTCAAGAAGTTATTGATAAAATGCTTGAGTATCAGGTACAACAAGGGAATAAAAGAGATATTTCAGTTTTTGAACGCAATAATAGCGCTGGAAAATCTCAAGGGGGATTTGATTGGCAAGATAGCATGGATGGAAATATTTTCTGGTCATCAGTAATTGACAGAAAGTACTTTAGTCTGTTCTTTGATAGTTATCCAAAACAATCTATTCTTCCTAGAATGATGTTAGTAGGTAATTGCGACAACATTGCCTTAGCGAATCCAAGGGTTGTATTTGCATTACCAAATAAAACAAACCACAATTTATATCTTGCATGGAGTGGATGTACGAATATGGAAAGTTCCAAAAATACAATACAGGTAACTGCTTGGCCATTTGCATGGGAAATTCCTATTCAAGAACCTATTAAAGAGGTTACTATGGACGAAGTTGCCAAAAAGTTTGGTGTACCTCAAATTAAGATTGTAAAACAACATTAAAAATCGACTATGTTAACACTAATTATTTGTGCATCAATTGGTGCAATATTATTCATTGTGTTTAATTACGAGAGAATAAAAGACTTGTTTGATTATGGAATTCTAGGAGCTTTAGATGGAATTCTAGGAGCTTTAGCAGGAGTTGTCATTGGTTTAATGATTGCTTGTATAATACCATCTAAAACAGAAACTGTTATCACGTCATATAGCCTTGAGGCTATACAAGATGGTAATGGTATACATGGATCATTCTTTCTTGGATGTGGTACTGTTGATAATGTAATGCAATATACATTTTATTATCAACAAGATGGATATTATAAATTAAAGCAAGTTAATTATCAATATGCTAAAATTAAATATTCAGAAGATAAACCGAAGGTAGAAAAATACGAAAAACAACCAATTAAAGGAGCAATAATCAATAAATTCTCTTTATTTTGTGGATGCAAAAAACCAAATTACATTATTTACATTCCACAAGGATCTATAAAGCAGAATTATTTGCTTGATGCTCAATAAAAATAAACCCAAATCCTGATAAATGGTTGAGTTGCAGCTCCCATAAACAGGTAATAATCACTGCAATGGTTATGTGATAGCAGTCAAAACAAACAAAAAAAAGAGACTGTTCACGTAGTTGTCAACATATTTGTAATAAATAGACTTTCTGAAAAGCGTCTACTACACAGATATATAAATACTATGAAAGTATAAATAAATAAACCCTGATAAACCGCAATCGGTATAAACAGGTAAATGGCATAAAGTCATGTGATAGCGATTCAGTTAAAGAAATCGTTCACGATGTATTCCAAATGCATTGAAAAAAATATTAATGTAGCCAACAATTGTTGAGAGTCACAAGCCTCTATAAATACAGAGTGATACGATATTAATTAACTTTAAATTTAATCTATATGTGTTTAGCTTGTAATATGAGTATTGGAGCTCATGGGAAACGGCAAATTAAAAAGATATTAAAATATAAAAAACTGTATTTTTCTACAACTATTTATACCTATTGTAACAACCAAATAATATTAAAACCAAAACAAATTAATGAAATAATTAATAATGCCTTGGTTGTTGTTGCAACATCAGTTGATCTCCAGGTAATTATATGGGCCATTCAATGGCCAAATGATTATATTGTACAAACATTATAAATTAAACCATATGAAGATTTTTATATTAATAGCTAAATACACCATTTTCACATCTGGCATGGTATTAATCATGCATGGATATAATATTAAAAACGATATATTATTATTGATAGGATTAGTAATAGTATGTGGATTTTTAATAAAGCAAATGTGGATATGTAACAAACGTTTAATAAAATAACTATGATAAGTGCAATATTAGTAGCTTTATTTATAGGATCTATGATTTATTTAATCATGGATAATGACGATGATGTAACATTAACATAATATACGTAAGTATTATGAAAGAACTAAGATCAGTATTTTTAGGATATCATTTATTTTTTACAGATAATATTATTTATATATATGAAGGATATATTTGTAAAGGAGTATATTTAATTACTTGTTATAAAGATCATCTTTTATTAAGTGATCGCAATTCTCACAAAACAAGAATATATGATCCAAAACGATGTAATAAAAATGTTATCATTACGAGGTTTTCTAATAGTATCCAACTAATGTATATATCTAACAAATGACAACTAAAGTAGAATCTAAAATGGCAATACGAATTGGCAAAGATCCTTTTCGTATATATACCTTAAAAGAAAAAAGTTGTTTAGTTGTAAACAATATTGTTTTTCTTTGTTCAAGTCTTGCTAGTACAAATAATGTAATTTATTTATATCCGTAAAAAATGTATCCAGGCAATATTAACAAATATATGCCATCATACGCCACTTGGGATAAACCGTTTATTAGATTACTTAAATACCATCAACAATTGATGGGCAAATCTATAAGTTGTATAAATAGCCAAATTAAATTGCCAGCTATTAGAGCTGCTCCGTATGATGTATCTAATATTAATGAATAATAGTAGTTAATATTAGCAACCCATAAACGAAAAAACCTAGGGTTGTAAATTGTAGATAAATAAAAAATAATAGAATAGACAGATAAAGGATAGCAAGTAAGAGTTAGTTTATTTGCTATCCTTTTTTACAAACATGTGGGGTGGAGCAATTGGTAGCTCGTAAGTCTCATAAACTTAAGGTTATAGGTTCAAGTCCTATCCCCGCATCAAATTTAACCAAATAAAACATTATTATGATACAGGTTATGATAACGATATTGTTATATGCTATTTATTGGTATATAATTGGGTATATTCTATTCTTAATATATCAGTTAAGATTTGGTCAATTAAAACAAATAGACCTCTTAAATGGCTTTAAAACGGCCTTGTTTGGGGCTCTATGGATATTACCTATAATTGTATGGGTAATTAGTGATTCATTAAACAAAAACAAAAAAGATCATGAATGATTTCAAATTGTTTGAAGGTCAGATAATATTTCTGACCGAATGTTTACCTTCATTGTATGATGAAGAAGATGAATCAATTTATACGGGTATTAATCCGTTAAGTTCGATTGTATAAAGGTAGCTTAGGCTACCCTTTTTGCAATATATTTATTATTATTTATTGTTTAATTAAAAAAGGAGAGACAGAAATGTCAAAAATTATCACAAAGAACGCAAACAAATTGCGTTTTACCAATGCCCGAAATTCTGGCAATTTGGTAGCTATTTTCGAAGTAGATGGTCATCAGTATCGGTCTACAACCAGGGTAAAATCATTGCCAACGGCATATGATAATTCGATTCATGTTGCATCTGATGATGCGGGTGAAATGATTACCCAAGATTTCGCTACACCTAATGGGACAGTTTTGAAAATGGTTCCATTTGAAGGATGGGAAACCATTACACAGCGTGACTTGGTAGATGTTGCCGCAGAAAAGAAGTTTACAGGAGCATTGAACTTTAGCATGTAAGCTATGGTTTGAATTATAAGGAGGAATGGGATTTTATGTAGTAGTTTTATCCTATTCTTCCTTATTTTTATTTAATTAAATAATAACATTATGATTGGATATACTATTTATTGGAATGACGATGAAGGAAAAGAAAGAAAAGGAATTGTTATAAGCAAATATTTAGGTATAATTTATAATATTACTTATACTGACGACTATATCTATAACTCAAACATAATAGGATCAGGAGATTATTATATAATTAAACCTATAGAATCTTTAGGTCAAGACATAATAACTATAGAACATGTAGAGTGTTCTAGAATTACAAGATATGTTCAACCATTATAATAGTACCATATTTGAGTCTATTCATACAAGGTTGTAACCAGATCTCATGAATATAATCGCTACGTAGTAACAACACATGGAAGTACCGAACGAGGAAAGATTTATCTGAAATCTATAAGGGCAAAACCATTTTATATATCTAAAAAGATTATATTTGATTATGGGAATAATTTAGATAACTATAGTAGTCAAATAGTTGTCTTTATTTTAATACAACAATAAATGGAAAAAATATTAATACTTAAAGTATATTCTACGCATCCACAAACAGATAGAATACAAATAGTTTATCAATCAAAGAAAATCAAACGTGGACAAGGAGCAATTATTCGAAATGATTGTATATTAATAGCTTCAAATACTTATCCCGCATTATACTCAAGTGATATATATACACAATTAATAATAAAAGGAGTAGATAGAAATATGGATAATAATAGGATTAGTTTTAAAGATAGATTAAGAGTATTTAATCAGTTAGATACTATAGACGGAGATATTATAGACACTAAATCCAAATTATAAAACTTATTGTGTATGAGAAAATTAATTATATTTAAAGCATTTAAAGATTATAAAATGTTTAAGGGGTTTGGAAATAATTGTTTTACAATAACGTTCCAAAACGACAAATTAATAGTTCGAGGACAAGGCGATGTGTTAAAAAATAAAAATATTAGAATAGAATCTAGTGGAGGTTTAGAAATTAGAGACACACTCGGTACAGATTATACTCGCATTTTTATTCGTGGATGCGCTAGATCATCAGACGATAAAACAACACTAATATATAATCTGTCTGATTTGTTATTAAAGCTAGATAGTATCACTGGTATCCCAGTAAAAATTCAATTATAAAAACTTTGTTTACATTTTTTATATAATGGATCTTAATTCAAAATGTCTCCTGACTTGGAAACAAGAGGGAGCACCAGTACAAGCTACTGTGTTTTCAACAATTAAAGTGATTGGAGGTATCGAAGTAAGGAGTAATAAATTTGCTCAATCTATTTCTGTACCAAGTGAGGTAACTCATAAAACAACGTTATCCGAATCATTTGTACAACATTCTGTATCTATGGAAGGTATTGTACATGGATATACGAAATTTAAATGGGCTCAATTAAGTAAAAATCAACGCTTAAGAGCTAATTTGCGCGAGGTTGCAGGACAGACAGAATTTGATTACGAATTAATCTAACCAAAATGAGCTATACAAGAAGACTTAGGCGAATGAACGTTAATCCAATTACTGGATCTAAGTTCAGAAAAGGACAAAATGGAGTAAAAACACAAACCATTATTGTTAAAGACAATACCAGCGAAAACGGATTTATCAATTGTATTAAGGTAAGAATAGTAAAAACTATAGAACATTGGAGGAATTAAAATGTTATTAATATTAATTATTGCAATAATTGTTATAATATCATTTATTATATTTTTATTGTCAGACGAATATAGCGATGCAAATGATATATTTGGACATATAACTGTATATGGATTTCTATTGGGGATAGTCGTATAACAGAAATAAAAACATGAATTTTGTATCTACTTATAACCTATGGCAAGAAGTATTTGTTATTTGGGTAGATCCAAGAATTGCCCAATGGAGCTATTATAAAGGCAAAATTTCCAATATAATTATAGTGGCAAGTGAAACTATATCTGAAAATTATATTGTAAATAATGATACTATTTTAAGAGATAAAGAAGATATATTTCTATCTATAGAAGAAGCAGAACAAGAATGTGAAAAACGTAATAAAATAAATTAAAATGAGCAAAATATATTTACAAAAACAACTGTCAAAGAATTATTTAACACTTAGAGAAATTAAGTCTTTAGTAATTGGGAGTATTCTAAATGCTCAAAACATGGATTTGTATATTGTTACAAATGATACAAAAAGCGACGATATATTACTACAAATTTCTGGAGAAAACGCAGGATACCCTTACGTATTAGACGAAGACTCAAATTATTTTACTGAATGTAAACAAGAAACTTTAATCATTAAATAAAATGAGTAATATTTGGACATTTGACGAGGACTTTAAGTTAATTAAAGCAATTAATAATGCGTATCCTTTATACCCTAATATCATGGGTAAACTAGGACACACAAGAGCAAAATTATTTTTGATAATAAACAACAGAAATTGCACTTCTATTCAAAATAGAATGAATCTTTATATAATGTATGGGCAATCAAGAAATTTAGAAACAAATCAAGATATAAAAAGATTTATTGAGATTTTTAGAGGCAATTACTACTCTAAAAATCATGGACATGATATTGATAGTCCATCTATAAATATCGCTAATAATATAGAAACTATGAATAAAGAAAAAGAATTTGTTTGGCCTACTTATGCCGAGATTACGAGACAAGATGGTAGCATATTTATGAAATCACATAGTATAATTACTGGATCTTCATTTAGAAAATTACTTGTCCCATTTTTAAGTGACTATGATACCGTAACGTTAAAACATAAACAATTTTCAGTATACGATATCATTAAAGTAGTTGAACTGTTACCAGGAAAAGAAATATTTCTTATCAAAGAAAAATATGATATTATAGATGAACATGATAATGTATTAACTACTGTTGAGTCATCTGAGAAACTTAAAATTATCAAACACGTATAATTATGGATACAGAAGACGTGTATGGATTGGACGAGTTTAGTCCAGAAGATATGATTGATTAATGGCTACAAGAAGACCAATATTAAAACAAAAGGTTGAAAAAAGAGTTTCCAATGAGGAATTATGCTATTTTACACTAAGTAATGATATAGAACCAGGAGAGATAGTTGAATGTCTAATAACGTCTAAAAACGGCTCTATAACGACTTTATATTGTAGAAACGAACATGAATATAGCATACGATCTATTATGAAGCAATTAAATTTGTCCTCAAGTGATAAGATTGAAATAGTGAAAATTAAAATCATTGGAAATTCTTTTTCTAAAACTACACCATTTTTAGGATTAACAAATATAAACTAATAATTAAAATGAAGGTAATTAAAGTATACAGTACTATTAATGATGAAAACATCACTAAAGATCTAAACAATTCTCCTATTTGGAAAAACTGTTATCATCCAGACGATGAGATTCCAAAAGAAGCTATCTATGTCTATCATATTAAATTTGATGGATTAAAACCCATACAAGTAACTAAAACTGAAATTCTAAAATAAACAGAATCTATAATGAATACGAACAAGCAATGGTCTTATGAAGAAGATCAAAAGTTGTTTGAATATGTTTGGGATCATTCAAAATATCCCAATAGTACTACAATGCATAGTCAAAGAGCAATAAAAGAGTTCCCAAAGATGCCTTTATGGAGTATATATGGTCTTATATCAAGACAAATGACAGGAATTGGTATAAGGTTAAAACTATATGCTAATTTTATTCAAAAGTTCCATCCAGATTATACTTGGTCTAAAATAGATTTTGTACCAGCATTCCGAAATTGGCATTATAATAGTAGTCATACTAAAAAACATAAGGAAGAAACTACACAACCAGCAGTACCGGTTGGCAAATTTGATACTCCAAAAACTATTCTATATTTAGGTAAAATATATCAATTTGAAATAAAAGAAACATGGGATTGTCAGAATTGTAAAATTCCAAAAGTGCAAAATAAAAATGGAGTATGGATGTGTCCAACAGACAAGGGATTTGGTTGTGGACGCCATTTTTGCGGAGGAGTTGGCCGTTGGGTGCCGCTTAAAACCAATAATCAACCAATGCCAAAAGACAACATTAAAATAATACGTATTGGAACTGGTAATTATTACCCAATACAAGTGAAAGAAAAACGAGGTGGTTGTCCAGTTTGCCCATCTCAAGGGGATAAATGTCCTTTTAACCTTGGGTCAAAAGATTATGCAGACATGTGTATGGATTTTTGTGAAGAAAATGGATTAAACCCATTTACCGTATTTGAAAAAGTACCTGGAGAAACTATTATGAGTATTAAAAACATTATAATTCCTAAATCTAATCCTAAACCATTTACTATTGATAATGTACCAGAAAATGCTATATTAACATATAGAAATGGTGAACGACAGTTAAAATGTGGAGACCATATAATCCATCTAGATAGCGAGTCGGCAGGGTTTAAATGGAGCGAAAATAACACACGTTTTCTTAACAAAAATCTTACCCTTATCAATCGCGATTATAAGGGATGGGATTATGTTTCTATTAAAGAAATAACTATTGGACCTGAACTCATGCAACCAGAAAAATTAAAATATTCTGTTGTAGATACGGAGGATAATATTCTCCAAACATTAGAATCAACAAAAGAACTTCATTTAGTAAAAGAATAAACTATATGATTAATGTACTTATTATTATTGGAATTATATGTCTAGCAATAGAAATTATTAGAATGTTTGTTTCTGCTATATATATGATATTTACGTCAAATGGACCACTTAAGTCATTACAGATGAGAACTTTTAATCTAATAGAGATAGCATTTGTTACATTTGGATTTGTGATACTATTATTAAACTATATTAATTCTTAAATTTTAAATATTATGCATAATTTTGGAAGATTTATTGTTGGATTTTCATATCCAGACAAACACACGGAAGTAGATGAAGAAGGTAGAAAAAACACCTCAATTCTATCCACACATTGCATTATAAAAGATTCCATAGACAATACAATTGTTGGAGAAGCAACAGTACGTAGATCTCGTAAAGATCAGGATGTTCGCAAAATCGGACGTAAAATAGCTCTATCTAAGGCTATGGACCAAGGTATGATGACCAAAGCTGATAGAACAGAGATCTTTACTGCTTACGACAGCATTGGAGCATTAAGGAAAAAACCAGTTATAAAGCCAAAAGAAGAATAATGGCAGAACAAAAAACAATTGAAGAACAGGTTGGTCTAATTAAGACTAGCCTGTTCTCTTTATCACAACGTGTCCAGAACGACTCCTATATAGGATGTATGACTAAAGATACGTTTTTGAAATATTTAAGAGATTTTACAGAATCTAATAACGAAGAAGCATTCGCATTTCAGATTTGTGTTGGAATATCAGAGGGTCAATATAAAACAATAGGAAATGCACAATTAGAATTAATCTGTAAAGACATTTTCTCTTCTTTAGAAACGTTTATTGGCACTAATTATGATTCTCAATCTGGTTTATTATATCCTAACACAATGATTATTATTTGTGATGAAGATATATCTGAAGAAATTAAAGCCAATGTAGATTCAGCTTTAAAAGAAGACTTTCCTGATTTTGAAGAAGTGTTTTGTAGAATAGGCGGTACAATTGTATTACCAGAAGATACAACACCAACTTTATTATCAAGATTAGAGGTCGCGCAATCATTATGTAAAACCAATAAAGGTACAAATTTAACGTTATTAACACAAGATTAATATGTTACAAGAACAAAGAATTACGTCTTTTTCGCCACAGGCTTGTCTATACAGATGGAAGATGAGACCATTTGTGGAATTACTATTTGATAAAAGGTTTGTTATTTATGAAGATGGACGTAAAAGATCTCCTACTAGGAAGGAAAAGATTAAGTACGATCAAGAAGCACGAGAATTATGGAGAACTATAATAATGGATTCTAATAAACTATGAAAGAAGAAATTCCGGCATATATACAAGATGATCCTAATGGATTAGTTTTCATAGAAAAAGATTTAGACGACATGTTTCAATGTATAGCATTAGATGGTAATACAAGTTTACCTATTAGAATTAACATAGAGAAAAAAAGACTATCCGATATTTTTCAAAGATCATCTAAAATAGACTTATATTCGCTAAAATTATATTATTTCGTACATGGAAGCGATAAGTCATCTAAATTATTTTCTGGAGAAAATTATGAAGTAATATATAACTCGATTTTACAATTAAATGATATTCAAAAGGATGGATCAAAATATATATATGGATTATCTCAAGGGAGAAAAACATTACATTTTGTGCCGTCCGATATTAAATATATTCCAATGCTAAATAACAATCATAATAATGAGGAAAATTTTGCTATTGGATCAACTGTAATTTCCGTAGTAGACAATTGTTGCCATGGTCTTGTAAAAGATCGAGAATATATCGTAAAGGATATGATTTCAGATGTATATTCTATTTTATATGGAACATTATATCTAGAAGATTCTGTATCCGGTATTTTTGTTACAACATATCCAATTAATGTAAAATTAAAACGCACAACTAATATAAATGTACAAAGTATTTAACGTAGGGTCAGCATGGGATGGAGCATGGATTCTAAACTCTAAGACAACATTAGACCCTTTAGAGGCTGATATTATTACGTTTCCTGGTGGAAGCGATATACATCCAAGTTTATATGGAGAAAAAATAGGATCTCATACATACGCACACATAGAGATGGATACAAGACAGTGGGAATATGCATCTAGTCCAGAATTTAAGAATAAGTTTAAAATTGGATTATGTAGAGGTGCGCAAATGCTAACCGCCGCATCTGGTGGTAAACTTGTTCAACATTTTGAATCTCATAATGGTGGACATGCTATTATGATTAATAATGATCCAAAAAACATCTTACCAGTAAACAGTTTACATCATCAAATGATGTTCCCATTTAATCTAGATCCAACAACATTTGATTTAGTTGGTAGAGCATGTGATCACAAAGGATTGGCTATATCTACATCTTTCTATAATGGAGAAGATGCTATAATTGATATGCCAAAAGATAAATATGGTTATATAGAACCAGAAATCGTATTCTACAAAAACACTAAATCGTTATGTTTCCAGTTTCATCCAGAAATGATGAGTTGGGAACGTAATCCAGCTACATTAACATTATGTAACGAATTATTAAACCATTATTATGCTAAAAATAGTAAGTAATTACATAGAAAGATATGATGA